TTTAATTAGAGCCATTATTTACCTCATTATCTGGTTAACAGGCAATAAAGCCCTTCTAGTTGTTTTGTTTTGTTAAGTATATTTAAAGACAAACATAATCACTATTATACCTTTAGATATACTTAAATTATCCCTTTAATTAGGGACACCTACTATCATTATTTGCGGGTATTTATTCTTGATAGAAATAAGGTCGTCAGGGTGAGAATTAACCCACCCTAACTAGATGTATTCCGGTCATCTTGAAGACAGAGGAGCTGTCAGACTTGAGAGCCTGCTCCACTGTATCATTATTTGCGGGTATTTATTATTTGGGGATTTCGTAGTGAGGCCCGTCAATAAATGCTCGTCTGCCCTGTAGTCTTTTCATTTCAAGATAGGCGTCATGAGACTCTTTGCCTGTATGTTCATCAAGGTAGAACGGCCAACCACCCCCCCAACGAACACCTAGCTTTGTCTGCTTACAAGCCTTAGCGAAAGCGTCCGCAATAGTAATGTAGTGTTCAAGTTCCCAAGACACCTTACCATTCTCATACGCAACAACATCAATTGCCATTCCGTCCTGATGACGAGAGTAACGGGCTTGTGTCTTACCTTGTGCAAGTAATTGGTTTTGTTCGTGTTGAGAACGTAGCCCACAAGTAATACCAAAATCAATAGGGCTAAGTGGCAGGGCAAGACGTACAACTTCAATAAGTCGAGCATCTACGTCTACCATCTTCATTTCAGAACGATTTCCGAAATGCCAATCATAAGTTTTCAATTTAGGTTCCTTTTTATCTTTTGCTTGAGGTTTATCTTTAAACATTTTAGTCGTCTTCATTTTGAGTCACTCCATTTTTCTATCATTTTCTCACCAGATCGACCTACAACATAACCACCTACGCCGATTTGGAGAAGACCCCAAAGTTCTTCAGGAAGGTCGATCATAAGTTCAACACCAAACATTAAACCTATTAGTGGAAATATGAGGTAGTTCATTGCCACAATAGAGACAATGACCATCATAAGTAAGGGTCGCCATGTGGCGGTCAACCAACTGTCTGATTTTGTTTCGCTAAGTACAATACTCCCTCGGATAGATTCGAGAGAGTCTGTGTGATCTAGTAAAGCCAACTTTACTTCTTTTTCAATGTCTTTAGCTTTGTCTGCGTCAGGGATTAGCTTTTTAACTAAATCTCCAATAATAGGTGCTAAAAGAGTAATAATTGATACTGACATACGTCATTCCTTATTTTGTTTTTATATACACCTAAGAAGGAGTATAGTGTAATCTCATTCGATGTATTAATAGTCACCTAGAATAAACAAAACATCGTCGTACATTTCAAGAGTTGTAGTTGCCCAATTTACCCCTGTGGCTCGTAGTGTTACACGACTAACTTGTAGATTTGTAGGACTTGTAAGTCTGTAGCGTGCTAACCAAGTTGTCATTCCGCTAGAGTTATAATACGTTCTTTTTGAGGAATTAACTCCTGACGCATTTGCCATCCATAGATTAGAAATGGGTTTCCTCAACGTAATGTTGATCGTTGCACCGTTTTTTATAACACTTTCCTGTTGAGCAGCGGTTAAGAAAACATGGTCTGAGAATGAAGCTATTTCCCGCGAAGTATCGAATTTTATGTCAGAACCGTTGCTTCCAAAAACACGAAGACCGTGGTCTGTAAACGGTGCAGGTAAGTCTGTTGACACAACTTTATATTCTACTGTTCCATTGAAACTTGGGTGTGGGCAACAAGTTCCGTGTAACCCGACATCTACTTTTTCACCTCTACGATCACTTCCCGTAAAATTGAACCATACAGAGTCCATCGAAAGAAGACCTTCTGTTGGTACTTTAAAAAATATTATATCGTTCTTATTTGTAGATACGGGCTTCGGAAAACTATGGTTTTCTTGAGACGATCCCGATTTACCAATTATGTATCCCCAAGAAGGCGTTGCCCAACAAAACACAGGATTCGTAGTATAGGTTGAGTAATAGCTTTTTTGAAGGTGAAATGGTTTTACACCCGTACCAAACGGCAAAAGATGTTCACCATTTATTACGCTTAAATACCCAGCACTGCCGCCCGAAGAAATGTAGGTCGGTGCGCTGCTTCGCTTTTTTGTGCTGCCAGAAGACTTATGATAATAGGTGTATCCTTCCGTTGTATCTATAATGTTTTCGCCAAAAGCGTTTTTAACTTCTAACCCAAAACTCATTTGTAATGCACCATTATTATTCTATACCTGTATCTATAATTAACTCTGTTGTTGTTGTTTTCGGAACTGTTATTTGATGTTACGCTCAACACTTTTGTAGAGTTATTCCACGACAACGAGGGAGATCTGTTTTGTTGCTGATAAGCTTTCATGTATGAAACACTACTCCATGAAGATGCTTCTGATTTTGGCTGGCTCGTAAATCTGCCCATAAAATATGAATTTAAGTGCGGATAAACTTTGGCAGCAAAGTAACCTAAATTAATGTCAAAGTCTGGAACACTGATATTACCATTGAAAGATTCTGCACGATCACTGGCGTATATCAATCTTGCCACCCCATCCGTCGAGCTAATTAGAGATGAACCGTCTGTTTTATAACTTTCAAAACCATAACCCATTATGACAAATTCCCTATCTTTACTCTAATTACATTTGAAGAGTCATACACAGATATGACACCATCTTCAATTACAAGTCTTTCTCCTGAAACTGCACTTTGAAATGTACCAAGTGTGGCAGAAACTGCGCTGAGACTAGTAACATTAATTTTATCTGCTGTAACAGCCCCTGCATCTAAAGCGCTTGTTGTAACTGTTCCTGATACGAGCAAATTTCCATCGATAAACTCAGCTTGCTCAACCCAAGATGTGTTGGCGTTGTTTCGCAAGTAACCTGTAGCGAGGTCAGCAGTGTTAACAACAATGAGCCTGTCGCCTGAAACAATCGATAGACCCGTTGCCGTAGAAAAGAAAGAATCTAGTGTTGAGTTAGAAAGACCTACAGTTGTATCCGAGGTTCCTGTTTCATAACGCCACCAACCTGCACCACGCGGACCTGCGGAGCCGTCTTCACCGTCTTCACCGTCTTCACCAGCCTCGCCGTTTTCTCCGACAAACAACGCAAACTCAATACTAGAACGAATCGGTAGCGTAGGTAAGTCGCCTGTATAAGAGTAATAGGCAACATATGTGTTAGAACCAAGGTTGTAGCTCTGGTTGTTTGTTACGGCATTTTCAGTGTTTGCATAGATAACCGCAACTTTGCCTAAAGTTAGCAACTGGATTGTAACATTCTCTACCGTTACTCTTGTAGAAAGAGTACCTGCAGGGGATCGAGATCTTATACTAAAATCATAAACACCAGTAACTAACCCACCAACATCAAAGACATTTGCACGGGTTACTCCGAGGTTTTCCCATGTATTACCGTTGTCTCCTGAGATCTCTAAAAGATATTCAGTTGCAACGATATCATTAGCAAGAACCCAAGAAAGCTTACCAGAAGAAGTGCCAATTGTTGTTGTTGCCCCTTGTGTGTAATTAAAAGCAGTCGGGGGTTCTACCGTGAAGTCAAACACAGGAGCTTCAATGTAAGCAATATCGTCATCCACATTCCATGCAAGATTCTGGTATTCAAACTTGTAGCAAGTTAACTTTACTGTGAAGTCCGTCATAACTTCAATAGACTGTACACGAAACACTTCTTCAGTGATTGCTAACGAATTTGAAGTGAGGTTAATAAAATCACCAGGTTCTAGATTTAAGCCTTTCTTAGATACTGTCAAGGAAATAGTAAACATAGTTCTGGCCATACGAACAGCTTGCTCTGCCATTGCTAGTGCGTGGTAAGGGTCTGTCACTCCATCTGCAGAAAAGTCCGCTTGGAAAGGTTGGTTGTTGTCTTCTGTGAGGTATGTGTTATGAACTGTAGAGAAGGACGTAGGCCAAGTCATAGAGTCTTCTTTAAAGTCTTCATGCTCGTTCAAGAAGCTAACTGTTGCTTGGTTTAGTCGGTCTGAAGCGGAAGGCCAAGAGATACTAATAGCATCGCGGATAACATCATCATCTGTAAAATAGTTACTAGCATCTACAAGGCTATTCTGTTGTTCTAGGGTAGTCGGGTACTCAACGAGTAGCTTATACTTACCTTCAGAAGACCACGTCATTTCTGCCATACCCATTGTAGACAAGATACGTTCAATGTTGTTGCGAATGTTATCTTCTGTGTCAAGTGTTATGTTACATTCATACAAAGGTATTGGACGAGTTGATGTTAAAGTAGTCTCAACCCAGACTGTTTTATTCCAGTACCAGTATTTTCCGCTATCTGTTGTAAACCAAACCTCATTCTCATAGGTGTGTTTTTCAAGATTTGTGGGTCGAGAGTTATTGTTGGCTACCGTGGTTACTGTTTTTTGTCCGTTGACCTTGCCCCCAATAGTGCGAGAAGTTGCGACGATAGTGTCACAAACGTCTGCGGCATTATAAAAAGATTCTAGGTCAACTTGATTTGTATCGAGACCTCTCCCAAAGTCATCGCTTGTTAGATAGTCTAAAAGACACAGTGCAGGGTTATTAGAATACACATACTCGGCGCTTAAGCTATAAACGCCTGAAATCTTTTTAACCCACCGAACTTTGCGGCCTTTCACAAGGAACTCTAGTTGAGGAATTCCGTTGTAGTTGTACTCATCACGATCAAGACTGAAAGTTGAAGAAGCAAAGGCAGTTTTAGTAAAAGTGTTAGTTGACGGGATGCCGTTAGTTGTAGCAACGGGATCTGCACTACCTCCATTGTTGAAAGTTCTAATGAAGTGTTTAAACTTTTCTTGATTTGAGTTGTAGTGTTGTCCGTTAACCTTAACCCACTGAACACCTTCAATACCTTGCTGGCACAGTGCGTACTGTACGTGCAAGAATTCATTTTTAGAACCGCTCTTGTTTGTGTTTGTAAAGCCTTTTAAAAAATCTTTAGAGGAAGTACTTGTAGCGGAAGAAAAACTATCTGTTACGCTATGTTTTACTTCTATCCCACCTAACATGTTTTTACCATAAACAATAGGTAAGTGTTCCGCTGTTCCAGAAACAGTTATGTTAAAACCTTTACGCTTATCGGCTTGTCTTTTCATTTTGTTTTGTTGAGATATTTGGTATGCAGTAGAAGCTGCAAAAATAAATAATTGTAATAGTAACTGGTCCGGCATTATATTTTACCCCACTTAATTGAAATTTCATTGTTTTTAAATATTTCATCAAAAGAAGTGTCTGTGCTACTTTTCTGATCCATACCGGCTTTAGACGTAATAAACGATCTTACCATATCTAAATCAGACATAGGCGAAGTCCCTTCCAGAGTAGCAAATTTACCTTCGAAATCTGTTTCAACAGAAGGTTTGTCAACAAAGCCTTTATAAACGCTCAGTACGTCTTCATTGTTTAACAAAGGACTACCGTTAGCATCAATTAGGGCAACCTTTACTTCAATAGATTTACCTACTACGTTATATCTAAATTCAGAAGCCATTTGATTTGTTAAGTCGGCAATAACAATTTTGTAGGACTCTCTGTCTACAACAGAAGAAAACTTAGGAGAATCAAATTCGAACAAACCCCCGTCTGCTACATAAGTGTTACCGTCATAAATAACATTGCTATGGTAAGATGAAAGATAATAGGTTGAGTTAAATCCCAACCTGATTAAAAATATATACTTAATAGTGTTACTATCAATAATTTCTTGAAATTTTTCTGAAAAGGATCTCATTATACGTCCTCAATAATGTTAATAGTTCCTAAACTAGATAAAACACCGTCTACAAAAGTAATACCAGAACTGTTATCAATGCTACGTTTATAAGTGATAAGAACTTCTTGACCTGTTTTTATTAAGTTGCTTGTAGTAACTGCAACTCTTAAACTAGGAAAAATACTTATAGCGGGGTTTGAAATTGTATTAAAATTAACTTCGGAAGTTACTAAATAAATTTTGTCATGGTTAGAAAATTTTATAAAACTACCTTTTGGGAGAACACCTGACTTATTAGAAGTGTTTCCAAATACAGAATTAGAGCCTGCGTCAGCAGAAGCCCCTACTAAAGTGTCACCTGAACTAACAGTGTAGTTTTTATCTACTGTTGGTAGTTGAGGCATAATCATGTTAGAAACCTGATCTAAGTTAATAACAGAGTTAACCAGCAAGTCTACTTGAGTAGTATCTACCCCTGAAACTTCAAAAGAAAGTTCCCAACGTTGAACATTCTGAGAAGCCCTTTGTATTTTAAGAGAAACGGTTTCAGCTTCAAACATAGGCTCGTTAGAATTGATAGTAAAGGGTGCTAGTATTTGAGCACCATCAAAATAATAAACAGACATTTTAATTCCTAACTGGTCTAGCTATAAGTGGTATTTTTGTTTCTAAGAAAAAGGTTTGCCGTTTGTTTTCGGTACCTTTGTTTTGTTCGTTTGTTGTTAACCAAAAATCTCCAGCGTGTATAGCAACACCGCTATCAAAAGCAATGTCTCCTAGTTTGGCTTTTTTGTTTTTAACAATCTCGTAACCACAGTATTCAGCATAGGATTCTGGGGTGTAGTTTAGTCTGATAAGTTTAACATACCAGTCTTTAAAATTTTTGTAAGGTAGCTTTACAATGTCTCTAGCTTTAGTTTTACCTCTAAGATTTAAATCGTACTCGGCAATTAAAGCGAAACAATCGTTTGTACCTCTTGTGTATTCTTTACAACTATTAGTAAGATCATTAATTTTGTCTTTAGCTTGTTGTATAGCAAAGAACATCTCATCATACGTGTAATACTTCATAATAACCTCTATATCTACGAACTTAAAGTAACAACCTTAATAGCTAATAGAATAACCTATTAAAAATTAAAGTTGTTACTCTTTGTTGTGATCTCTCTAAATATTTTCTTTAATAAACATCCGAACTAGATCTGCGACAATATCTGAACGAACAATGTCTTCTACTTCAAACTCAATAACAGGGACTTTTAAGTTGTGCTTGTTACACAGACGTGCGAATTGAAGAAGGTCTCGACCATTACGCACATCGGATTGAGCAGGATCGCCCATGAACACAAGTTTAGAGTTTTCTCCGATACGGGTACTAACTGCTTTCAACTCGTCCATGTCGAGGTTTTGAGACTCATCTACAAGCACTAAGGCATTCTCGTAAGAACGTCCACGGATTGTTTCAATAGGTTGAATCTCAATTTGCTCTTTGTTTAGCATGTACTCGTACTTCCCGCTACCAAAAGCCTTTTTCAAGACATCTAGCATTGGCATAAGCCACGGTGTCATCTTCTCACCTACATTTCCGGGGAAACTTCCGAGAGACTTACCTGTTGGGACGTTAGCACGAGTGATTACAATTTTCTTGTAACCGCCTTTTAAAAACAACTTAGCGGCAGTACCTACAGAACAGTAAGTCTTTCCTGTACCCGCGCAACCAATAGCAACAGTAATAACTGAGCTTTCAATTGAGTGGATAAGAAAGTCTTGTTTTTCGTTCTTTGGTAGCACGTTAAAGTTGCTAACCTTAGTATCTTGATACATATTATTATTCTGCTGATCACGCTCATAAATAGGCTTTTGACGTGACTTGCGAAGTTTTTGCTTAGACATAGGTTAAGTTTTCCTTAGAAAAGGTTTAAGTTTTATGATAAGTTAGTGTAGTTTAAAGACATTAAGCCAAGTAGCCAATAACTCCAGTGTAAACTTCATCGGCAAGGTTATTTTGAACACCATGTCCAGTATTTGAAACTTAAATTTGAGAAATTCCTTGAACCTCATAGGTGTGACCAGCAACAACAGGGCCGCCGCCGAACCCAGCGTCAATTACGGTAGTAGAGTCTACTGCTGTAATGTTGTTTAGGCTTCGAGCGTTACTAAGAACCTCTGTACCTGCTACTTGAATTGCCATTCTCATTCTTTTTTTTTTTTGGCTAGGCTTTAATGTTTTATACTTTTTTGCCGCCAGCTAGTTCAGGTTGTGTCATAACCCAGCTGTAACAACGTTCAACGAAATTAGAACCTGAAAAATTATCGACTGTAGACAGATTAACACGGTAGCGTTTGAATTCTAACGGGGTTTTTACAGATACTAAAGACTTGTCAGTATAACCTGCAATGTCAATAACCGCAACAAACTTCTCACCTTCTTCGGGTTGTTGACGTTTTACAGAAGTGTTTACAATAATAAAGTAAGCCTTTTCAAAGGTAATTCCAAATTTATCACTGTTAAAATCGATTTCAATAGCCATTAGTACTTTACCTCACTTGTTTGTATACTGGCAACCCAGCGTATGTTTGTAGAAGACTCTCCGTCTGCCCTAATAGTTATGGCACCGTGAGAAGTGTCTGCTAATATCGATATAGCCCAACTACTCGCGTTAGTTGTAGAAAACGTCTTGGTGCTTGTAGAATAACCTAAAACAATAGTGTTTAGTCCAGTGTCACGTAAGGCAACACCTTTGATTTCCCAGCTAGCGTATTCACTACCATCTGAAGAATCTTCTCTTGCAATGACTGTTCCTGAAAAAGTCAGAGCAGAATCAGGAGCTAAACAGATTTGATTATCATCACTTTTATTTTGACCATTTGAAGTCAAATAACTAATAGTAGAACTACCGTCAAGAGTTGTTGCAAATAGAACTTGGGTTCCTGTTTGAGCGTCTCCGAGAGATCCAAAGTTTGGACCTGAGTAAACCATCTTTCCGATAATACTTGCTTCTGCTTTATTACCTATAGCAAAAGAGTGTTCACCAGAGGCGACACTTTCTCCAAACTCTGTGCTGCTAATGCAAACAGCGTGGCGACCAGTAGCTTCTGCAAACCGACCAATAGCCATAGATCCATGACCACTAGCAAGGGCTTCTCTTGGACCTATTGAAAAAGACCAACTGCCAGAAGAAATTGACTTAAAACCTGCGGCAAAAGCTCTATAACCAGAAGCCTCGGATTGACTGCCAAGTGCAAAACCTTCAAAACCAGCAGCAATTGAGCTTTCACCAATAGCTAGAGCTTTTTCGCCTGAAGCTGTGCAGCTTTCACCAATAGACAAAGCGCCTATATTATCAGCTTTTGAGTTTTCACCCATTGCAATGGAACCAAAGCCAAGTGCGCCGTAGGTGTTTGTGTTGTCTTGTATGTTAATAGCGATAGAATAGTCACCTTGGGCCAAAGCTTCTCCGAAAGAAACAGAGCTAACTCCTGAAGATACTGAAGAACTACCAAACGCTAGGGAGTTGTTTCCTGTAGCGCTAGGTGTTGTTTGCGCTACTGGTTTCTCTGCATAGAGTAGAACCCCAGCGGCTTCTCCTGAAAATTCAATAATGTTTCCAGAAGTGTCTTTTGAATAAATCTTCTTATCAGAGAGGTTTAGGGCCAATTCTCCGGGCTGTAAGTCTGTCGCTGTTGGAGCAGACCCTGCAGTAGAAGATTTTTTATGAATTAAACTAGTTGCCATTGGGCTGTTTTCCTTTGTTTGTGAGGAAGGAGGTGACTATAGAGCCACCCCCTAGAGTTTTATTGTACGGGCCTTGTAGAGTTAGTAAGTACCACCATCAAGGATTACGTTTTGCAAGGTCTCATCAGAGAGATCCCAAGCATCGTCTGTCTCGTTCCAAACAAAAGATACGTTAGTGGAAGTGCCACGTTCAACTTCAAAACCACTATTCTCAGAAGGTGTTCCAGTTTCATCAGAATTAAGCACGATGATAGAGTCACCAATGTTTACTTCGTTAGAGTTGACAGAAGTAGTAGTACCATTTACAGTCAAGTTGCCAGCAAGGATCATGTTATTAAAATTGACGTTAGAGGTCGTTGTTAGACCTTGATCAATTTCTTTTACAGAGCCAATACTTGTAAGTTCACTATCCATAAGAGCGCCAGCAGCAGTAACATTTACTGTATCTGTTACATCGGCAGCAGTCTCAATATTATTTAGCTTAGTCTTGTCAGCTGCTGTCTGAAGACCTGCTGCAGAAGTAGTTGCAGCTGGAATAGTGGCGTTAGTACCATCAGAAGAAGTAACGACACCATTATTAGAAGCAGAGTTGTAACCGAGGTTAGTCGATACGTTAGTATTCTTGGCAGTGTTAGCTGTTACAGCAGAGTTGTTTGCAACTTCAGTATCGAAGTCACTTACTTGAGAAGCTACAATTGTAATAGCGTCTTCATGCTGTGTAATCATAGCTTCAGAAACATCACTGTTTTGAATAGTAGAGTCTACCCAAGCTGTACCGTTATGACGCAAGAAATCGCCATTAGAAACAGAGGTAATAGTTACATCTTCTAAGGCAGCTAGTGTTGAGTAACCAGCAGCAATAAAGCCAGAGCCGTTGTGAGCCTTTAAAAGGTTGTTTGTAGTGTCGTACCACAAGTCACCTTCGGCGGGGTTAGCAGGGGCGCTAGAGTCTACATAAGCACCGCCTAAGAGTACAATAGCACCGCTATTATCTTTAGCATAAATCTTTCGGTCTGCAAGGTTAATAGCGAGTTCGCCGACATCAATGTCACCAGCTACAGGAGCAGAGCCACTAGTGACGGATTTTTTTAGAATAATTTTAGTAGCCATTAGTATGACCCTCCGATTAAGTATAAGTTTGAATTATTTATTTGTGTAGTGGCCTTGTACTTAGAAGAAGAACCATCATACAAGAGAACAGCCCCGTCCGCTTTGTTAGTACTGTCAATATCAGAGACGCTAGCAGTAGTAAGAGTATGAGCTTTATTTTCCCAGTTGGTTGTAGCTGCGTTATAATACAGCATGTCACCATCTTGCACAGAAGTAATCTGAATGTTGGTTAAAGAGGTCGAGTTAGTAGAAACATCACCTGCGTTGAATAAAGTCTCTCCTCCTAAGTGATCTTTGATTACAAGAAGAAGTTCATTACTTGAGTTTACATAAGCATTGTCGATAGAAGAACCTAGCGGCCCTTGAGAGCCTTGTCCACCTACTCTACTAAGAGAGAGAGATACCTGATTTTCATTAATTTCTAAACTGTACTCGTTTGGAGAGAGGATTAAACTGTACTTAGTAGTCATGTTATTAAGCCTCCGAAGGGCTATACAAGACTTCTACAAGCCCACGCAAGGGCTTCCAGATTTGTTTTGCAGAACCAATCCCACCGTCATCAATCTCAAGCCCAATAAATCCGTAAACAGGTTTATTAGGTGTTGCCTTTTGAGACCAAGTTGAAGTCAAATCTTCTGGGATAACAATCTTGAATACGTTGTCTGTTGCATCTTGATCTAAAATCACCAAAGTTTTTACAATAGGGTTTGTAGCGGTACCTTCGGGCAACTCACCATCACCTAAGTTACTACCTTCAACAATCTTAGCCACGATGTTTGCACTTGAAAGGTTAGTCATCCAACCTACTGTTAGTTGCATTTGAATTTGTTCACCGTCAACAACAGAAACCAGTACTGTACCGTTATCATTAACTGTATCCTTAGATGGAGACGATAAACGACTACGGCCCATTGGCTGTGAAGTCGTTGGGTTATTAAGTCTTGCCATTTTATTTTCCTTTCTCGAACCTCAGTTGGAGAGTTGTTATTGTTATTAAGTGTAAGCAAGCATTGCTGTAACTTCTCCTGAAACAGTAAAAGGAGTGGTTGAACTATCTTGTACACCGAGTAGTACTGCAAAAGAAAGACCAATTGAAAAATCAATACCTACAAGAGCAGGTAGAGTGAAGTTACTAGCAGAGTTAGGAGATAGTGTAATAGTAATCAAAGGAATGTCTGTTCCAACGATAGGTGCTGTTGCTTTATTGTATAACTTAAAATACCGCAAGGTAGCAGCACCGTTAACAATGTGAAGAATTCCCAAGTTAGCTGCCGAAGCCTTTACAACAGTAGAGTTGACACCTGTTGCCGAAATAAACTTTAGGTAGTCAGGAGAGTCTGTAATAGAAGGGATGACCTTAACTGTACCGATAAGCTCACTACCAGAGTCTAAGCCGATCTTGTTACCTGCTGTTAAACCTACATCACCTATGACGTTAGTTCCTGATTCTAGAGATACTGTACTGTCCGTGGCTAGAGCTACAGAGCCGATGTTGTTTGAGCCTTCTGGGATAGAAGCGTTCAAGAAGACTGCGCCTGAACCATAACCGACATGAATAGTCACATCAGCATTAATACCAGTACCGCCAGTAGCACGTACTCTGAAGAATTTAATCCCCGCAAGAGTACCACGGAAGAAACCCGCAGTAGTAGTTTTAGAATCTAAGGAAGTATTGACTACGCCTGTTTGTCTGCCGTTAATAGTGGTCCAGTTTCCATCTATGCCGTTAGTAGAACTCACAGACCCTTCAAAATGAAAAGTAGTGCCTGTTCCTAAGTCACCATCAATTTCAACAACCCAAGAGGAGTCGTTTGCAAAAGTAGGAACTCCTACATAAGAATCGACACTAGCTGTACCAGTGACCATGACACCGTCACCCGCAGGTGCAGATACTTGTGTGTCAGATGCGGAGATAATACTAGTCAAGCTAGTGGTTTGATCAGCTACATTAACAGTACCAATTACCTTGTCAGTTTCAGGACTAAGCGTAACAGAGCCAACTTGACTTACTGAATTGAAAGAGTTTGCTTCGTGATAACCATAAGCCTCTGCTTCGACATTACCAGAGTTGTATGTTGAAACCCTAACTCTTAATCTTCGAAACAATACAGGAATTTTAATCAAGACGTTAGATGTCAAGCTTGTGCTATAGGGGGAAGTTGTGTCACTTACATCTTGAAACACAACATCAAAAAACTGAATACCGTCGTTTGATCCTTGAACTGTTACAGCACCAGACCATGTACCTTTCACTTGTAGTGATACGAATTTATAAGGCTCTACAATGGTTGATATTAAAATGTCTTCGTTAATTGCAGAAGCAGTGTTGGTAGTTAGTTTTACAGGAAGCTCTTGGGAAACTTCTAACCCATCGCTAGAATAGTGAGTGACTCGGATAGCCTTACTCTGAGGGTCAACTGTAGCTAAGTCTGAACCTGCACCTGATTTAATTTCTACAGCCATGCTATAGTTCCTTTCTAATTATATTAAGTCATGTCAAAGTAAGTTACTTCAGGAGAAACTGCGGGTGTTACGGTAATACCACTAACACCCCAATACAAGTCTGTATAACCGGAAACACGAGTTTCAATAACAGTACCTTTAAGCGCAATAGCATCACTTGCACCAGTACCAGCAGCAGGGCTACCAGCAAAAGTATAGGTTCCGGGGATAGCGCCAATGTTGTTTGCACGCAGCTTAAGCAGCATAACTTTGTTAGGGATACCATCAAAGGGCTGTGAAGTTATTGTAGTACTAGCGCGTAATGATGCGGGGATTGTCTTTACACCGTTAGCAATCATGTAAGAAACCATAGCGGCATTAGCTGCAACGGCATCTACAAGAGGTGTAGAAGAAACAATAAAGCCTTTAGCAGCAGAACTATTAAGCAAAGGTACCATAGCTGAAGTTGTGTTAATAAAGCTAGTCATGGCTGCTGTGTCAGTGCCAATAACACCCATTGCAACGTCACTACCAAGGATAACACTAATGTTAACGCTTGCAGTAAGTGCAGTCATTGCACCAGAATTACCTGCAAAAGTTTGTACCGCTTCTGTGTTCGCAGCTACAAGAGCTAAAGCATTTGCATCAGCAATAACAGCATTAAAGGAGTTATAGTCGCTCGGATCAAGACCAACAAGGTTAAGCATGATAGTCTTATCACTTGCACCAAAGTAAGGTGATGCCAAGAAAACAGGCCAAGCAGCAGGGTTAGCGGCAATAGCTTGAACAGCACCAGCAGCACCAGAAAGAACTGGCATGGCAACATTAGAGCCTGCAAATTCATCCATAGCTTCTGTTGAAGAACTAGCAATGCTAATAGCCGAGTAATCATTAGCCACGATACCTGTAGCAACTGCGTCAGAAGCTACGATACCCATTGCAACAGCATTTCCCGCCATTGCGGTAAAGGTAGGAGGACTAGCAATAACTGCGGACATGGCGCGTGGATAAGAAACAACACTTGCAGCTGCACTAGGGTTAGTTACAATATCGTTTGCAGTTGTATAAGCAGTTGGTTCTAGATCAGCAAGGTTAGCTACAACTTCTTTAATACGGGACTCGTACCAAGGAGAATTCTTAAACAGACTCCAAGAAATAGGGTTTGTGCCGATAATGTTAAGTGTCACGGGGTCGTTAGAAACAGTTGTGATAGCTGTTTGATTAGCAACAATAGCTTTAGCTACCATGGGGTTATTAATGTCTGTATCAGCAAACACTGCGTTAGTCGCAATCGAAGAAGCCATAATAGCTGTCATTGAAGTTGTACTAGCAGCCATACGACGTGCTTGACCGCGCATAGACATTAGAACGTGAAATTCAGACAGCCGACCGGGATCTTGTAGAAAAGTGTTGAAAGCAGGACCGAGTGTTATGCCGGATTCAACGGATCCAAGTAGACGTAATGAGCGTAGTGTAGACATGTGTTATTTCCTTAGAATTTTAATGGGGGTGTACAAGGCGAGAAAGCAAAAAGTCTTCAACTACTTCGTCAATAATAGATTTTTCTATCAAAGCGTAAGCTTCTATAAAGTCAAAGGCGGGTTGAGCTAACAGCCACTGACCCGAAGGTGTTGTGAAGCAAGTCTCATCGTCTTCAGGTTCATCAGTAGTATCAACCCACATGAATAACCCAATACCCTCTACTACTACAGAGTCATCAACTACGTTAGGTAAGTTAGGGCTTACAGGGTCGTAGCCTAGAGTGCCACGGGATTCGTAAGGCAAGGATGATAGAGAGGTAGGGCTACGGGCAATGACTAGATCACCGCCTTCTAGTACGGATACACCATTAATAGTACTGATGTTTCCGCCAGATACAAGTGTAGGTTGTAGTTCGTCAAACTTAATTTGTTGAGCTATACTTACTGGCTTATTCTCGTCACTTGTGTTGTTAACGTTATTAAGGTCGTTGTTAACAGTCAAAATAGCTGCGTTAAAGGCCAAGATGGCGTCATCAACAGTAACTTGTTGTGCGCCAACGGCAGTAATTAGGGCGGTAGTAGAGGCAGTCAAAGCTGCGACTTGTGTTTCAATTGTCATGTTGATTGCCTACTTAATAATTGTACAAGCATTACCTGCGTGTCGATCAAATTTACTGCCATGGAAATCAATGGCTCTTGGGCTGCATTTTCTGATTCAGCTACAGCAACTTTAATTTGGTTTCCAACGTTCTCTTTTTGAGTAAGGAATACGTTGAGCAAGTTTGTTGTTTGTTGTGTTAGATTAGTTACGTCATCTTCTAAGCTCATTATTCTATCCTCATGTGCATGTTAGCTAGAATTCTTTGATTTTGAACAAGGATAGCAGCAGTCTTAACTGCACGAACAACCCTTAGTTCTTCAGATATTTTAATTTCTTCGGGTGTCATTATTTATGCTCCTCATAATAAAGACCAATTTATCTTGTATATGCCGTTAGCCTCTGCATTATCCATTTCACCATAGATAGTAAAACCTTCACCAGCTACGATATCTTTAACAGCTAGCCTAATGGGATCTACAAGTAACTCATCAGCTGAGTGATAAGCTGTGTTTTCTATTATCATAGTAGGTAAGATTACAGAGTTTTCTGCGACTGTAGAGACATTAGTTACAACAACCTCTGCTGTCTTACTTTGAGTGCCAAAGTCCAAGAACGCATAGCCTTTAAGAGTAGAACCAATATCACCCTTAATACCCTGCGGCCCTACTCTGGATAGTTCAAGATTAAAAGATAGAGAGTCGTTATCGAGTTTGTATTCAATTAAAGCCATAACGACTCCCTTCTTTGTTTGTTATTTCTTAACGGGTTTCTTTTTAGTAGGGCGACCTACCTTTTTCCCGTAAGTACCTTTTCCGCTTGGCATAGTAGTATTCCTTAAGTTAGAAGCCGAAGCCTCTTGTTACGAGTTTAGAACCACCACGAACAGGGAACAAGTATTCTACAGCATAGCGTAAACCATCGCTCCAGTGTTCAACACCTTCTTTTTTGCAAATAGTAGCTGTGTCGGGATTGCTCTCTACCCAAGTAGTTCGTTCAATAGATTTGATAGTATTAACACATCGGGGGTGAATATACATGTCGATATCACCATTGGCGTTCTTAAATTTCTTATTTACAGCAGCTACACTATCAATGATAGGAGGTGCTTTCTGGTGTGCTTTAGTAATGATCTTATTAGCAGTAAGGATCGAGAAGTCAGTACTACCAACAGCAGCAGAAGACTTCCTAGCACGACCACTAGGGTCAGGATAAGAGATAATCCGGTGTCCTTTGTACTTCTCAGCAAGACGTTTAGCTAGAGTTTCTGTATCAGGGTGTCCTTGAAACTCGTCTAAGATGTGCATCTGATTACCACGGAGAGCAAAGGCAACAGAAGCCATAATACCGACGTTGAAGTCAATAGCTACATGGATATCTTCTTTAGCATCAAAGTAAGGCAGGTCTTTATCAATATGCTCTGCACGATTAAAGGTGTAGAATACAGTGTTACCGGAGTCTTCAAAGGACGCTGAATACTCTCTAGCAAACTTAAGAGGATCAAGTGTTAGCTTTACTCTCTCAATTTCTTCTGGGTCTAAGTAAGGAGAGTCTGTGTAAGTATAAGTATAAGACTTCCACTGATCATCACTATCTTGACGGTTATACATTTCATGGAAGTAGTTATAGCCCATTGGAGTGCTAATGATTAAAGCACGTCCGGGTTTTGCACCCCAACGGTCTGCGTTCTTCTTAGACCAACGTGTAGAGATACAGGGCTGAATAACAGACTCCCAAGATTCCTTTAAGTTAGAACCTGCACCCTTCCAAGAACAGACCTCATCGGCTACAACAAAGTACTGACCACTACCACGCATACGCTCAATGGCCTCATAGGACCAAATCTTAAGGGTTACATTGTTAGGGAACCAAAACATACCCGCTACCCTGCTGGACTTGATAGCGGCTTCTTCCCCACCTAGCATGTAGGCTACAATAGGGTAGTAGATGTCTACAGCCTGTGCATAAGTAGGCGCAATGATAGCTACATTCTTGTTAGGTACTTCTGCTGGAAGGTCAATAAGTTCTTGTACTGCTAACATAGCAGCAGTGGCCCCTAAGACTGACTTACCGAAACCACGGGAAGCGTTGACAACCATATAGCGTACAACATTGTCAACAAACATATCAGAGATAACCGCTGACTGTCCTTCATGTAGTA